AGCAAATGTTGCTCCAAGGTTTAGCTAAGCCAGAGACGGACGAAGAAAGAGCTTACGTCCAGTAAATGATGCAGCCAAGACAAGATTTAAATTAAAAACTTGTAGAGGCTGCAGTAGAGCAGCAATTGGCAGAAGCTAAAAATCTACAAGCCGCGACTATCGACAAGATAGCAAGCGCGAAGAAAAAAGAAGCTGAAACGCAAGAAATCTACAGCGAATTAGGCATTAATCAACTTAATCAATTATTAAACTCAAGACAGCAAATCTTGAGGCAATAAGTCACTGCGACTCTAAGCAGGTAGCCATTCGGCAATTACTCTAAATACCATTAAGAGGTTAAACACTATGGGCGATGAAGCGGTAAGCCTAGATAACAGCGTGTCTGATGAAAACAAAGAAGAAACTCAAATTGTTGAGACAGTAGAAGACTCAGAAAGCCAAGGCAATGAGGGTACGCAACCTCAAAAAACGTTTACTCAAGAGGATGTTAACTCTTTTGTAGCTAAACGAGCTGGCAAAGAAAAAGCGAAAGCAGAAAAGGCACGACTTGAAGCAGAAGAACGGCAAAAAGCAAACGCATTACTTGAAGAAGAAAACAAGCTTCTTAAGTTACGGCTAGAGCAAGAAGCTGGTCAAAAGCCAAAAGGCGCACCTAACCCTGATGATTATGACGGCGGCGAATGGAGCGATGAGTACAAGAAAGACGCTCAAGCATACCAAGAGCAGCAAATTAACCAACAGGTGCAATCTGCGTTAGAGCAACGAAAGCAGCAAGAGCAGCAAGACGAACTTAAAAGACAGAAGCAGGAAGAACTCAAGCAGCACAAGCATAGTTATTACACCAAAGGCTTAACAGCTTATGGTGAGGATGACTTTGCATTAGCAGAAGATCGGGTAACTGAGGTATTAGGTGAGAACGCTTTAAATCACTTGGTATCTGATTTAGATGATTCACACGCCATTGTGCACTACTTGGGAACCAATGAAGACGACTTAGCCCGTATTGCCAAGCTGCTGAAAGAAAAGCCAGTAAGAGCAATTGCGGAATTAGCACGATTGCCAATTTCAGCAAAAACAACATCAAACCCAAAACCGGAACCCGTTGAAGAATTGGAAGGCGGCTCACCGTCCAGCGGTGAAGCATGGGAGCGCAGGCTAGATAAGATGCGCGACAAGGTGCGAGCAGGCAAGGCCACAATGCAAGACGTGTTAAGCCTGAAAAAACAAGCACGGGATGCCGGATTTAATCTTTAAAGGTAATAAAAATGGCTAATAATTTTAGTAAAACAGAGATGATCTTCTGGGAGGAAGTCCTAGAAGGTTTTGACCCTAACAACATCATGGCGCGTGACGTGCCGAAGTACAAACCACCTATGCAATCAGTAGAGCGTAGCGGTTTAACGGTGCGCCGTCCTTATCCAATGATTGCTGATAGCTCAACAGGCCTTGATGTATCAAGTGACTATAAAGATCTAGTTGATTTAACAGTACCGACATCACTATCTACATCGGATATCAAAAACCATGCGTTCCAATTAACCGCGTTAGATCGTAACGACCCAACACGATTAAAAGAGACGGCGCGAGCATCTACACAGCGTTTATCATCATTAATTGATACTGATGTGCAGAATACCGTTGCTAAATACGGCTCTATCGTATGCACAGAAACAGGTAATTTTGATGGTTACGAAAAACTATCAAAAGGTGATACCGGCTTAATGGAGCGCGAAGTAAGCCAATCAATTGCGCGTCATTTAGTATTAAATCCGCGTGCAGCTAATTCTGTAGCGGGTGATTTGGCATCACGCCAAACATTAGACGGCACACCATTGAGTGCATATGCGCGTTCTACATTAAGCCCGGTCGCTGGTTTTAATACCAAGCGTGCAAACGTGATTGAAAACCTAGCTGGCAGCTCATCTAGCGGCGTAACTGTAAGCGGCGCTAATCAACACGCCACGCCGGTAGCCTTTGATTCAAGCGGCACATTATCAGCAGGTGAGATTAATGATCCACGTTATTCAGTCTTAAATGTAAGCACATCGCATGGCATGGTAGCGGGTGACGCCTTCACTATTGCAGGCGTTAATGCTGTAGGTATGGTTAGCAAGAAAGATACAGGGCAATTACAGTCTTTCCGTGTGGTTGCTGTTGTTGGTGACGCGCTAACTATTACGCCTGCTTTAATCCCGGCCGATGGCACAGGCGTTCAAAAACCATACGCAACAGTATCAACAACACCGGCAGATGGTGCAGCAATTACATTGCTGAATACAGCAAGCACTCAGCCAAGCGTGTTCTATACCGAGCCAGCGGTTGAAATCTTCTGTGGTCAATTAGATGTGGGTGAGCTTGGTAGTAACGTAGATATCATGCGTGAAACAACCGACTCAGGCATTGAAATTATCTTTGCACGTCAAGGCTCAATTGATGATTTATCCGCTAAATATCGTTTAACCGTTTGGACAAAAGCACACGTTAAAGACGGTCAGCAATGCGGTATCTACTTGCCTAATCAGGGCGCATCATTCGGCTAATTTTAACCAACTTAGAATAAGGGGCTTTATGCCCCTTTTCTTTATAGGACGAGAATATGAAATCACCAACAATGCTTTATAAACCGGGCAATCAATATCATTCTGACGGCATTGATTACACCGTTAAAACAGTAGACGCATCAGAGGTCGAGCAAGCGCTAGAAGATGGCTGGTTTACGCACTTTTCCGAGTTTGGTAGTAATAAAACAGAATTTGACGCTGATACAGCAAGTTTGGAGCAATTAAAAGCCAAAGCTAAAGAGTTGGGCGTGACAATGGCTCACAACATCGGTGCAAAGTCTGCACGCAACAAAATTAAAGAAGCGCTGCAATGAGTTCAGGCACTGAGATTATACAGAATGCACTCCAATATTTAGGGGTGCACTCTGTTATTGCACCGGCTGGTGCAGAGTCAATATCCATCGGCAAAGACACGCTTAACAGTATGCTTGCGTCATGGTTGGCTGTTGGCCTTGATTTAGGCTGCAACGAACTTGCTAAGCCCGGTGATGAATTAGCCGAGCCATTAAGCGCTAAAAACTGCATAGAGCAGAACCTAGCTATTATGATGGCACCTTATTTCAAAAAAGAAGTAGGCCGCACACTATATTCAAATGCAGCAAAAACATTAAAAGAAGTTAAAAAACAGTATCAATCCATTACCGTTCCGAAGAAAAAAGTATCTTCAACTATGCCGCTAGGCGCAGGCAATAGATGAGGCTATTTTCATCGTAACTTTGCTGGCAATGACAACGAGCTAGATTAATGAGAGTTGATATTCCGTTAGGGCTTGTTGGTACTGAAAATCTACCCAAGACAAAACGATTATTAAAAAACTGCTTCAACAACGGTCAAGGCAGAGCAATTGCAAGACCGGGTATAGAGTTGATAAGCGACACAAACAAAGTATCAAGAGGCAGCTTTGTTTGGAATGACAGTCTTTATCATGTCTTATCTCAAGAGTTAGTAAAAATAACTGACACAGAGACAGGTGAATACAGTGTAATAGGCACTATTAACGGTTCTTATCCTGTTACGTGTGCAATCGGATTTAATCACGCTGTTTTGGTTGAAAAAGGCGGCGAGTCATACACGCTTGATGCAAGCGATACGCTTACGAACACAAGCGGTAATACTAACTTTGTACCATTTGTAGGTGTAACACATATCAATGGTCGTTTTGTGTATGTACCGGCTGATGGTGAGCCTGCACTTGTGTCTGATGTGGGTGACGGCGCAACCATTCAAGCATTAAGCTATTTTGATGCAGAAGAATTGCCCGATAAAAACAATGGCTGCTTTAACTTAAGCAATACATTATTTATCACTGGCACAGACTCAATAGAGCTGTTCCGTGATGCAGGTTTAACGCCTAATCCTTTTCAGCGTGTCACAGGCGCACGAATACAAAACGGCTATATTGGCGGCTTGCTGGAATATAACGGCACATTTCTATTTGTAGGTCGTGAAAAGGACCACGATTATGGTATCTATGCCATAGGTCAAGGCCAAGCACATAAAATATCAAATGAAACTATAGATTTAATCCTGTCTACCTACACACAACAAGAACTAAGCGAAACAGTCTCAAGCCGCTTCAAATGGCGCGGCTATGACTTAGCTGTATTCACATT